CTTCGGGAACGGCGCAAACCTTGGCGGCATCTTGACGCATCCTGGTCGCTTGACCGACGATGCAGCAAAGCGCCTCAAGGATTCATGGACGCGCAGTCACTCTGGCCTCAATAAGGCCCACTAGAATACGGTGCTAGAGGAGGGAATGCGATACGAGCGCGTTGGTATTCCACCGAACGAGGCGCAATTCATCGAGACTCGCAAGTTGCAAGTCACGGAGATTGCTCGCATCTTCCGCGTACCTCCCCACATGCTCGCCGATTTGGATGCAAGCTCTACTCGTGCTAATATCGAGGAGCAGGGCATTTCATTCGTGCGAGACACCATTCGCCCAATCGTCTCACGCTGGGAGGCCGAGCTTGACCGCAAGTTGCTCCGCGAAGATGAGAAGGGCACATTGTACACCCGATTCAACCTAGACAGCCTCTTGCGTGGAGACACCAAGAGCCGCTTCGAGTCCTATGCCACCGCCCGTCAATGGGGATGGCTTTCTGTCAATGACATCCGCGACCTTGAGAACCTCAACCCCATCGATGGCGGCGATGTATACTTGCAACCTCTGAACATGGTCAACGCAAGCATCGTTCCCAATGATGGACAAGTAGATGCCGACTGATGAGAAGCGACTACCCACAAGCAGCATCAGACCACGCTCAACGCGCCCTTGACTACAAGGAGGCGAACGGCAGCGATTGCGGAACCGCCACAGGCTGGTTCCGTGCACGTCAACTTGCAGACCGTGCTGAAATCTCGGACGAAATCATCAAGCGCACATTCTCCTTCCTTTCACGCGCCAAGGTCTACGACCAAGGTGACTTCGAGGATGCGGAAGGCAATCAGATTTGCGGCTCTATCATGTACGCTGCTTGGGGAGGTGATGAGATGCGAGATTGGGCTGAAAATGCTATTCAAGAAATGAACTCAGAAGAAGAACGCCCATACCCCAACGAGCACGCTGCTCGCTTAACCGATCCACAGCAGTACGATTCCTTTGCTCGTGAGAATGACGCATTCGGTGAAGGCATTGATGCCATCTACGGAATCAAGGATGGTGTGAGCGAGTTGCAAGCGATTCGCTTTGACAAAGAGAAGTGGTCGGTTCAAGATGCCCAGATGTGGCTCGATGAGCACGACTACGACCCCATCTTGTTCGAGCCCGCCATTGAGGATGCGGCACATCACGAAGAAGACATGAAGAGAGCCGAACCAGGAGAGCTCAACATTGGTGACTTCGTTCGATGGAACACATCCAATGGCTTTGCCTATGGTCGCATCATTGAGATTGCAAGCGAAGGAGATATGGCGGCAGACAGCGGCTTTGTCATCGAAGGCACTCCCGATGATCCCGCCGCCAAGATTCGTGTCTACACATACGATGAAGACCAAAGCGCCTACATCGAGCGCACACCCGCTTTGAATGTCGTGCACCGATTCTCCACCCTTGAGAAGTACGATGCAGAGACTCGCAACGGTAAGCCCATCATTGAGACACGCGCACTCGGCAGCACTATGCTCGAGGAGCGCATGGTGAGCGGCTATGCTGCCGTCTTCAACTCAGAGAGCGAAGACCTCGGCGGATTCATTGAAATCATCAAGCCTGGAGCCTTCCGCGATGTACTTGACAATGATGTCCGAGCTCTGTTCAATCACAACGCCGACCTACTCTTGGCGCGAACTGCTTCGGGCACGCTCAAGATTGCAGAGGATGCTCGTGGCTTGTACTACGAGTTCGATGCACCAAATACCACCTATGGCAATGACCTGCTTGAGATGCTTCGCCGTGGCGATGTCACGCAGTCAAGCTTTGGCTTTGCTATCAAGAAAGACGAGTGGGTTTCCCGCAACGGAATCACCTATCGATACATACATAGCGTCTCACGGCTGTTCGATGTCAGCCCTGTGACCTATCCCGCTTACCCAGCCGCAACGAGCCAAATCAAGAGCCAAGCACCCGCAGAAGCTCGAGAAGAGGCTACCCCACAGGAGGAGGCCGCAGCCAATCCTGCCCCTTGCAACGAGGTGCTTCTTGAAGCATATCGCTTGCGTTTAGAAAAACAGAAATAAATCAAAAAAAAGAGACATGAACTCTAAACAACTCCGCGAACAGCGCGCCGCTCTTATCGAGCGGATGGACGCTCTCGTATCCTCTGCACAAGCAGAAGGTCGCACGCTGAACTCTGAGGAGTCAGTATCATTTGACAAAATCGACGCAGAAGCCATCGAGTTGCGCAACAACATCGAGCGCATCGAGAAGGTCGAGGCTGCCAAGAAAGAAATCGCTGCAAAGCAAGAAGAGCGCGCTGCTGCCCCTCAAAAGGTAGAGAGCCGTGCTGCTTTCGCTAAGTACTTGCGTTCTGGAATGGGTGCCTTGAATGCAGAAGAGCGCCACGCTCTTGAGCTTCGCGGCACAGACACTCAGATTGTCGGCACCGACTCTTTGGGTGGCTACTTGGTTCCCGAAGACTTCAGCAACATCCTCGATGTGGCTTCCAAGTTCACGGGCGTAGTTGAGCAAGTTGCTCAAGTCATCAACACCAACAGCGGCGCTTTGTTGCCCTACCCAACGGTGGACGACACCTCCGTTTCTGGTGCAATCTTGTCTGAGGCTACTGCTCCTGCTGTATCTGACATGACTTTCTCTGCTGTCAACTTGAACGCCTACAACTACAGCTCTGGTATCGTTAAGGTATCACGCCAGCTGTTGCAAGACGGTGCCTTCAACCTTGACGCTTTCTTGGTCGACGCTTTGGGTGGTCGTATCGCTCGCGGCACGAACGCAAGCTTCACCACAGGAACAGGCTCTTCACAGCCTAAGGGTGTAGTCGTTGGCTCTGCTGCTGGTAAGACAGCCGCTTCTGCTACTGCCATCACCGCTGCTGAATTGCTCGACTTGATGTACTCAGTTGACCCCTCTTACCGCAACGCTGCAGGCGCTGGCTTCATGATGAAGGACAGCACTCTTGCTGCCGTTCGTAAATTGGGACTTGGCTCTGCTAACGACTTCCCCATCTTCGTACCTGCAATGAACCCAGGCGAGAAGGACATGTTGTACGGCAAGCCCATCCACATCAACAACGACATGGCTGCTATCGCCACCACTAACAAGACGGTCTTGTTTGGTGACTTCAGCAAGTTCGTGGTTCGTGTTGCTGGTGGTTTGCAGTTCTTGCGTTTGGACGAGCGTTTCGCCGATGCTTTGGTTGTTGGTTACATCGCTTACAAGCGTGTAGACTCCAACATCTTGCAGGCTAACGCCATCAAGCACTTGGTACAAGCCTAATCGCTTAACACCATGAAGGTACTCTTCAAAGAGACCATCGTCGGGGACGGCTTCGCCCACTACGCAGGTAGTGAGGCGGAGCTACCCTCTGACGAGGCAGCACAATGGATCGCAGCAGGATTCGCCGAGCCTATCGCCGCACCTGCTAACGCGACAAAGAAAACCTCAAGCTCTAAAGCCAAGAAAGAAACCCGATGAGCATTTCAGTCATCACAGCCGCGACAAGCGAGCCACTAACTACCGCAGAGGTCAAGAACTTCTTGCGCGTTGATTCTTCGGACGAGGACACTCTCATCGGTGTACTCATCACGGCAGCGCGTACTATGGCGGAGCAGTACACTCGCCGCATCTTGATGACTACAACCATCGAGGAGTTCTTTGACGGCTTCCCAGACTATCGCAACCCAAAGGACAAAGACATTTTGTACCTCAGCCGTGGGCCCATTCAAAGCATCACGAGCGTCAAGTATGTTGATTCTCTTGGCGATGAGCAGACGGTAGCCTCTGAGAACTATCGGACTGACCTTGTGAGTGAACCCGCTCGAGTTTTGAGCGAGAATGGTTGGAGCGCTACAAAGGACACGGTCAACGCCGTTGTCGTGCGCTATGTATGTGGGTACTCATCTTCTTCAGATGTGCCCGCACCTATTCGTCAAGCCATGCTTCTAATGATTGGCGAGATGTACGAGAAGCGGCAGGATAGCGTCAAGCAGTTGCCTACCGCTGCTGAATACTTGATGAACCCCTTCCGCGTCTGGACATTCGCATGAGCCTATTCCCTATCAAAGACCTCGGCGAGTTGGATCGCCGCATCACTATCCTTGAAGCCTACACGCAGACCGACTTATTCGGTCAGAGTGTTCGCACGATGGGGCAGGATGCCTTTGTCAATGAATTTGGGGAAAGAGTCACAGAGGATGGCGGAACGACTGAAGGCACCGCATGTGTTGTGGATGCCATCGACTCGCTTCCTGGAGTCATCACTCAAGTGTGGGCAAAGGTCGAGTACATGAGCGGAAAAGAAGGCGAAGAGAGCAATCGCCTTGAGGCTGTCAAGCGTGTTGAGTTTGGCATCCGATACAACAGCGCCATCAATGAGAAGATGCAAATCTATTGGGATGGTGATATTTTTGAGATTGAGGCTGTGCTCCCTGTTGAGCGCAAGCGCTTCATGCACCTTGTCACTCGACTTGTTGACTGATGGGAACTAGTGCAGAACGCCTCATTGCTCAAGGCCGCCGCCGTTCTCATGCAGGACGCGCAGGAGGCTCTCCCATTCACATCGAAATTGAGGGCTTAGAAGAGACCCTCAAGAAGATGAAGAAGATGGAGGATGTAGTTCGCCGCAAGGTCATGCGTGAGGCAGGCAAGAAAGCCGCCAAGCCTATGATTCAAGCCTACAAGCAGAACATCGATGACCTCATGGAGGATGAGTTCGTGGTCTATCGTGACGGCGCGGTCTATGCCCGCATTCAACCAGGACAACTTCGCAAGTCTATTGATGTGATGCAGTTCTGGTCTAGAGCTCGCGACATGTGGGTCACACACATCGGCCCAAAGGTCAAGGGGCGATTCTCAGACCCAAACAAGGGAGGCTGGTACGCGCACTTCATCAACTACGGCTATCTCAACAACGGACGCTACAGAGGCCACAACATCGGCTTCGCTGACCGCGCCAAGCAAACGGCATACCCTTACACGGTGCAAACCTTCAAGAAGGAGTTCTTCAAGTTTGCAGCCATTCAGATTCAGAAACTTAGCAGCGTCAAGTGATGGTTGGAAAAGTAATCAAGA